GGGCCAACCTTCTACCTCGCCGGTGGTGAGGCAGAGCAAGAACAGAAACAAACAACGGTGCCGACCTTCGCAGAGCGTCGCGCTGATTCCGAGTGGGGGTGGTAATGAACTGGCCGTTTAAGACCAAGAAACTGAACAGTTCCCAAGCCGCGACGGTGTGGGATAACGCGACCGTGCGGGACGCGGAGAAGAACCGCCACAACTACCGCCCGCAGGATGTGGCCGCACAGGAGGCCATACGACGCGCTCTAGGCGTGGTGCATGACTGTGCGAGCAAGAACGCGCGTGTGTGTTCCTCGATACCCCTGCGGTTAATGAGGCGTACCGAGGTGGCCGGTATCGACCGTCGCACCTACGCGGGCAAGGCGATCGGCACCGCCACACACAAGGCACTCGCGTCGGGCACGATGGGCAAGAACATCGCGTCCTTCATGGAGGCGGGCGGCGAGGTGGAGGAGGTGATGACCCACCCGATCCTCGACCTGCTCGCACGGCCCACGCCCGGCATGATCGGCATCCACGCATCGTGGTACTCGTTCTACTTCCGCGAGATTTGCGGCAAGTCCTACGAACTCATCGCACGCGGCGGCGACGGTGTGACGGAACTCTACCCCATGCCCGCGCAGTTCGTCGAACTCCAGTACGACGACGACGGGCATAGCGGGTACATCTACGGACGATCCGAGACCAACATTGCGCACCTCGAGCTCGACGATGTGATGATGTTCAAGTTCCAGCCGTCGCGGTTCAACCCGTATGACGCAGAGGGGCCGCTTGCGGGCGTGTTGGCGGAAGCGGATCTGATCGTGCAGAACATTATGCACGACCTGGCGTTCGTGAATCGCGGCAACCGTCCCGACTCGATGCTGACGGTGGACGGCGTAGTCGATCCCAAGCAACTCGACGAACTCGAACGGCGGATCAACAGCAAGTTCGGCGGTGCAGCGAACGGGCACAAGACCTATGTGGCAAGTGGCAAGGTCGCGTGGACTCCGTTCGTGTGGCCTGAGAAGGAACTTCAGTCGATGCTCAAGATCGAGCATTACGAGAAGCGTATCCGCTCCGCGTTCGGTCACACCGAGAGCATGGGCGATTCCAACGACTCGACCTATGCGTCCGCGTTGGTCGGGTTCTCCGAGCAGTACATGGGTGCGGAGATTCGCCCGCGTCTGATCGCGGACGCTGCCCAGAAGAACGAACTGCTACTGCCCCTGTTCGGCCTCGACCCCGAAGTCTACAGCTTCGTCTACGACGATCCCGTCAAGCGTGACGAGGCGGTGTTGGCCGATCGCACCCGTGCGGATGTGGCGGCTGGCCTGCTCACGATCAACGAGGCGCGTGCGGAGCGGAACCTTGAGCGGCTCGACGACCCGGCTGCCGACGTTGCCCGCGTGAACGGTCAGACACTGGAGTCGCTTGATGCGGCACCACAGGAGTTTGGGGGTGGGATGATCGATATCCCAAGCATGTTTCGATCAGCCGAACCTGCCCGAGTGAAGCACGCGACCGCCATGATCTTCAAGGGTATGCACGAAGACGAGCTGCCCGAGTGGAGGCGGTGCGGGTGTGAGACGAAGGACGACGACGATATTGCACCCGATCCGCTCATGCGTGAGGTCTTCGACGACCACCTGAAACCGCTGGAGTCTACCTTCGAGCGTGTGGTGCGTGAGATGCAGGACGAGATTATCGCGTCCGAGCGTGACCGCAAGCCCGCAGACCTTGCCCCACTGATCGCACGGGCACAGACCGAACTCCGCGATGCGATGGTTGACATTGTGGCGATGGGCGTGCAGAACACGCTCGAACTCGCGGGGCAGGATGTAGACAGCATGTTCGATGTGGTGAACACGCGGGCGTTGGACTTCCTCGACCGCCACACGATCCGCGTTGCCGAGGATATTGCCGACACGACCGAGAGCATGATCCGGCCCGCGATCCAGCGAGGGCTCGAGAACGGCCTGAGCATCAACGAGATCGCCGCAGAGATGGACTCCCTGCCAGCGTACCGCGCAGAACGCATCGCCCGTACAGAGGTGCAGACAGCAGCACAGGGGGCACGGTACGAGACCTTCACGGAGGTCGGTGTTGAGACCGTGCAATGGGTGACAGCACCCGGCGCGTCGAAGTCGCACCAAGCACTCGCGGACAAGGTGTACTTCAAGGGCGGCAAGAAGGGTGAGCAGAAACTCGGCAAGCCGTTCGCAACATCCAAAGACGGAAAAGAGTTCACGCGCGACATCTACCACCCACCAGCACGACCAAACTGCCGCTGTTCGATCAGGGCAATATTCCCGGAGGACTAAGCATGGACGCAGAGACAATCATCAAACGGCTCCGCAAGCACAAAGAGGCGAAGGATGCCGAGACCATCGGCGTGATCGGCTCATACGGCAAGGTTGCGGAGATCGACGACGACGGCGACAAGAACGACATCATCGCAATCGCCAACACGGGCGACATCGACCTCGACGACGAGGTTGTTGTGCCGTCGGGCCTGACGACCGAGTATCTTGAGAAGAACCGGCAAATCTTCATCGACCATGAATACAACATTGGCAGTGCTGCCGGGTTCGTTCGCTCGATCGCCAAGTACCCTAGCCCACAAGATCACAAGTCGTGGAAGGTGCGTATCGGCCTGTACGACAACGAGGCGGGGCGTGCGGTCAAAGAGATCGCCAAGCGGTCAGGGCAGATCGGCCTGAGCATCGGCTTCTTCCCGACCGACTACGGGCCGCCCACCGACGAGGAGGCCAAGCAGTACGGGCAGGCGGGCAAGAAGCTCGTAAGCGTGGTGCGTGCGGGGCGGATGTTTGAAATCTCATTCACCGCACTGCCCTGCAACGTGTCGTGCCAGGGGCGGCTGTCGATCGGCGACGGCAAGGCGTTGGCGGTTGCCGCGAACGATGCGGTGCGTGCGGGCGTGCTTGACCGCGAGACAGTGACCATGCTGGGCTTTGACGAGCCGGTGCGGACGCAGAAGGTGCTGACTCCGCATGGAATCGTGACACGCAAGATCGTGTGATGGGTAGGATGAGTGTGCTGGTGCGGCGTGTGGGAAACGCATGGTTTGGAATGAGCGAAGTGTGGCACACACCGAACCTCCTTATAGCCAAGTTGATGTGCCTAAATAACTACCCGGTTCGACTCCGGGCACCAGTATTGACGAAGACCCCTAACCCGGAGGCCGCATGGCATCACGGACGATACGGGGCGCACGGAAGCGCCGCAAGGACACAGCCCGGTTCGTGGCCTTCTCGTGCATCCACTCGCCCGAGCATGACCAAGACGCGATTGACTGGCTCTGCACCGTCATCGAGGAACACAAGCCCGATGTGCTTATCTCACTCGGCGACGACCTTGAAGCGGACGGGGCGAGCCGTTGGCCCTCAGAGGCACCGTACAAGCTCATAGACGAATATGAGGCCGACGATCGGGTCAAGGCCCAGATCGCATCCGCGTGCCCGTCAGCCGAGCGTATCCGGCTCATGGGCAACCACTGCGACAACATCATTGGCATGGGGCGGATCAACCCCAAGATCCGCGAGTTGTGCGACTGGCGTATCCCGCAGTTCACGCACAAGGGTGTGCAGGTGAACAAGAACGCGCTCAAGTGGAAGGTGTCTAGTTCCTACGACTTCTGCCGGCGGCGCGGCGTGTACCGGCTGGGCCAGGTCACCTTTGGCCACGGCTGGCAGACCAACATGAACGCGGGGCGTGACCAGTCCGTGCTGCTCGGCACGCCCTACGGCCTGTTTGTCGGCGGCCACACCCACGCACCCGAGGCGGTGACGCAGGCACGCATGACGGGCAAGGTGCCGCTGCCGTACTGGTACGCGAACGCGGGGACACTGCGAAACCTCGACCCCGAGTACATGCGGCGGAACAACGGCTTCCATTGGGGACAGGCGTGCGTGGTTGGTGAGGCGGACTTGCGTGCAGGCCCGTCGAAATCACCCCGAATGTCGCGTCATTGGGTGGCGGAAACGAAGGTCAAAGACATGTATTCCGAGTGGGTAGACCGCAGGGGGGGCAAATGACAACACCGCGAAAGAGTCGTAAACCGGGCAAGGGCGTAGTCGCCAACGGGATCGGGGCGAAGGTGTCTGCCGCAGCCGACGATCTATTCGCGTCAGCCGATGCGGTGGTCATCGTCGCCGTGCGTTTTAGTGGCAGCGGGGACAGCGACGAGCAGATCGTGCGTGCCACGCGAGGCCCGCGTATGGCGGTGAGCAAGGCCCTTGACCAACTGTACGACTTCGACGAACGCGAGGCCGAGGTGTTCACCGACGACCAGATCGTCGAGGACGATGAGACAGAGTGAACCGCGTAATCCTCCCACCCGCGTAAGATAAGACGGAGCCGGGGTGTGCTTGGCGGCGCGTCCAGTTCCAATCGAGGCGTGGGGGGTTGCGCCTTCCGGGTTGAGTTGCTGAAAAGCGACTCCCCGGTTTACCGATCGGCGATCGTCTGCGGATGCATCGGCTCACGCCCTGCCCATCCAATCGTGACCGCTCTGAGGTTGTGGCACTTATTTAGCACAACAACAGAGGAGGTCTGCGATGAACCGCAAGACTTTGATTCGCCTCGGTCGTGAGAACGGCTGGAAGGGCAACGACCTCGAATCGTTCAAGAGCTGGGCGATCGACGAGGGTATCGAAACCATGAAGGTGGGCGGCGAAACCGTCAACCTCGACCAGATCGAAAAGGTCTGGGCGAAAACCGTAACCGTCTCGATTTCCGCGGACGCTGGCGAAGATGTGGTCGTTGAAGACGCATCCGTGCCCGCCGAAGAGATGATGGACGAAGACGAGAAGATGGGCGACGAGGACGAGGCCGCTGAGAAGTCGGTCAAGGCCGCGCAGACCAAGCGTTCGCAGGACAATGTCCGTGCGTGGCGCAAGGCCAGCAAGCCCGCGACCAACAAGGGATACAGCGCGACCGACGCTGCAAAGAAGGCATACGACCGGGCTATCAAGACCGGCGACCGCCTGACCCGCACCGGCGCACGCCCGCTGTTCCTTGACGCTGACCGCTCCGAATACTTCGGCGCCAAAGCCCGCCTGGTTGCCATGTCTGGCCGCGACTACCCGCAGCGTGACGCTGACGAGAAGATCGCACAGAAGACCGGGCTGACCTCGCAGAACAGCACCGGCGGCGCTCTTGTCTTCTACGAAGAGCTGCCCGAACTGATCGAGAATCTTGAGCAGAACGGTGCCGCCCGTCGCGCTATCGGCGTGACCAACATGCGTGACGGTGAGCAGACCGTGAGCAAGATCAGCGGCGACGTGACCATGTACGACATCGGCGAGGGTGATGCGATCACCGCGTCCGATCCGACTTATGGCAACGTCAAGCTCGTCGCAGCCAAGACCGCCGCACTGGTTCGCCAGTCGTCGGAACTGCTCAACGACACGGCGTTCAACATCGGTGATGTGCTTGCCCGTTCGATCAACCGTGCGGTCGGCACTTGGGAGGACGAGTCGGTCTTCCTCGGTTCGCACAACCGTCAGGGTGTGAATGACCTCGTGGGTGCGAACACCTCGTTCGACGCTGCACTGTCCGCATCGTGGTCTGAGTTCACCATCAGCGATATCCAGGACACGCTTGCCAAGCTTCCCGCTTGGGCGTTCGATGATCCCAACTTCGGCATCGTCTGTTCGCTTCCGTTCTACCACAGCGTCCTGCGTCGATTCGCACTGAGCGCTGGCGGCAACACCGGCACCGACGTTCTCGGTGGCTTCGGCGAGTCGCTTTCGTGGGACGGTATGCCTGTCTACATCTCGCAGGTGATGCCGAAGGTGTACGCGGGCGACGCCAATGTCATGTTCGCGGGTGCGTGGTCACGCTCTGCCAAGTTCGGTGTCGTGAGCGGCTCCGAGCAAATGGCAACCAGCGACCAGCGTTACTTCGATCAGGATCAGGTTGCGTTCCGTTACACCCAGCGTTGGGCTCACACCCTGCACGATGTCAACAACACCGCAAACGCTTCCGGCGTTGTCGCGCTCATCGACTAAAGGAGGTCTGAGCTATGGCTATTGAAGTTCAGAACATGAAGACTGTCCTGGCGATCGCGCCCGTCAGTCTCAACAACGCAACCGCTACGCCTGTCGAGGTTGACGCACGGGGTTACAGCAACGCCCGCTTCGTCTTCTCGGTCGGTGCTGCCGCTGGCAATATCAGTGTGTGCAAGGTTCAGTCGGCGACTTCCGCCGGTGGATCGCTCACCGATGTCACTGGTGCTGAGATTGCCGCAGACGTTATCGACTCCGACGCGGACGCAACCGTCCATGCGATCGAGGTTGATCTCACCGATAAGAGCATTGGCGAGTTCCTCAAGGTTGTTCTCACCGAGGACAACACCGGGGCAACTTTGATCGGCTGCACATGCATTCTTTCCCGAGGGGCGGACTGCCCGACCTCGGCGAGTGAGCGCGGCCTCACGACCGAAGTGTTCGCCTAATCACAACTCAACCAGCACGCTTCGGAAACGGGGCGTGTTGTATTCAGGAGGCCACAACCATGAAGAACATCAAACTCTCCCGCGACTGTGTGTATGGCAAGAAGGGCGACGTGGTGGAAGTCACCGACGCGATCGCCGAGCAGCGAATCAAAGACGGTGCCGCCACGCTCGTCGAGGCACCCAAACCAAAGGCCGCACGGCCAGCACGCAAGAAGGTCAGCAATAAAGCAATGTCGGCGAAGGAGTGATGCATGGCACTATGCACAGCGACCGAATACAAGGCGTGGCGGGGTGTGAGCGGCACGGCGTACGACACGCTGTACGGCACGCTCATCGACACCGCGACTGCGGAGATCGAGCGGCTGTGCGGTCGAACGGCAGGCGGCTTCGAGACCGCGACCTTTACCGAGAGATTCGACGGCGATGGGACGCAATCACTACGCCTGAGCAATGGGCCGATTTCGTCGATTACCTCGGTCAAGTTCGGCAACGCTGACCAGACCACGCTTGATTCCACAACCTACACGAACGACGGGCGGCAGACGGTCATGCTGCTTCCGCGTGCGACGGGTTCGTTCTCGCAGCGTGACGACTGGGGCCAGCCCGTGACGGGTTCGAGCGGCAGCGTGTTCCCGTTCGGCTTCCAGAACATCGAGGTGGTGTATGTCGCGGGCTACGCATCAGACGCGATCCCCGACGACCTCAAGCTTGTCTGCTTCCGCTTCGTCGATCACTACGCATCGTCACGCGGCAATGACATGGAAGTGCTGACCGAGGCGGTGGGCAACACGAATGTCACCCTGCGATCGGCTCCCGAGTTCCGCGAGCGTGTGATTGACACCCTGGCACCGTGGAGGGCGATCCTATGACGATCGGCAATCCCTCGAAGCCCGCCCGCACGGGTCGGCTGGTAAACACGGAGGCGGACATCTACACGATGACTGCGGCAACTGGCAACGGTGGTGTCGGCTACGGAACGTACAACTTGACGCATTCAAATATCCCCTCCATATTCCAGCCCATGAGTTCGAGCGAGTCGCAGCGGTACGGCTCGTTGTC